CTCACCTAACCTGGTCTTAACATCGGTTAGGGAGGCAGGTCCTACCCATAATTTGGCGAGTAATCTTTTCGGATTGGCAATCGAGTTGGGGTCTCCATTCCAAACCTCAGGGCCATAGAACCTGTTGAGAAAATTGATTCCCATGGAGCCACGGGTGAACGTGGTTATCTCATAATCTTGCCCCATTGCTCTAGAGCTTTTCTCAAGAGCCTTCGGATCGACATCACCTTCAATGCTGTCGTCACCTCCGTACATACCGAGCGCTTCCCAAGCTTCTTCGGCTGTCTTCTTAACTCCGTTCACGAGGGTATTACGATGAGCGCAATAGCCTATAAACGCTGACAAAACTGAGTTAAGGTTGGATGTCTCAAGTGATCCGGAACCCCTTCCGTACCCTGAGTTGTACTTACGGCCACACTCTGTGGATCCGTTGACTCCTATCTGCTCATCCATGGCTTCGTTAAGTCCGGAGTGGTATTGCCTGGCAAAGAACCGCAACATGACGATACGCTCAAGGATTCTGGCTCGCCGGCTGACATGACCGTCAAACCTGCTGCCGTCAGCTAGGGTCGCCCATAGGGCGGTTTTAAGAATTGCAGTGACTTCGTGGGCTATGTCAACCGGGGGTTTGTTGAAAGCGTACCAACGGACTTCATGCATGATTTCATTTCCAAATGCATATTGGTACCTGGAATACTTCAGCTTTGTGGCCGGAGCTGCCACGGAGATGTTTCTCGGGTCGGTAGGTTTTGGGTATGTTTCTTTCTTAACGAAACAATTCCACGCCCGCTTATAGAATTCTCCTGTTACTGACGCATCCTCGACAAGGTTTCGCTGGGAGGGACGGTCCTGTCTCTCTCTAACCTCATCGTCATCCACGGGATGGCCCTCGTGGGGGTAGGGTATGAGGAATTCCGCAAATTCCTGCATGTACCCTGCCAATGTTGGCGGAATTGGCTCTTCCTCCTCTCCTTCCCGTTGGAAGTTCTCGACTCTGCCAGTGATGCAGCGGTCGTCGGATGCGATAGACGTCACCATACCATAACAGGGGTTGATGAGGGGCGATCCGAACCCAGTCAGCGGAACTGGGGCATTATAATCATGTTTGTCAAACCGTATAGGCAGGATTGACTGGGATGGAGGGTAAACCACCGGTGGGAACAAAGGAGTTCCAGACCTTATGTAACCGGCGATTATTGCTGCATGTCCTGGAGGCAGTCTCTCCGTGGGTAAACCGGCCGGCGATGTGGCGGCAATGTTGCTGGCCACCATGGCGGGCGTCATCGGTACTTTGGCGACCAGTGCTACAGCGTGGACTGCATCAAAACTGGCCCGAGGCGCCGTTACCGATGTGAAATCTCCTGTGATTGATACACTTCTGTACAACCCGGTTTCCCTAATTACGTCCAGCACAACGTAAGGTCCATAGACAGGGCGCAATCTGTCCAGCTGCTTACCCGCGATGAGCAGGTAGGTTGGAATGACGGATGGGATAGTGAACTGCCCCAAGAGCGTTAGCATGACGATAACATGATGATCGTCAACGCGTTTGCGGTCGATGTGGTAAGCGCAAACTCTCTTGGTTAGTAGCCCGACGTCGGCCACTATTATTGTATCCCCGGAGTAATCCCACACGTGGTGGGTATACTCAGCGCCTCCACTGACTCTATAGGTAACCTCGTTGGTAGGGAGGAACCTAAACGTGTACTCCCCTTCGCTGATGGCAGTTTGGGTGGGCTGAAAGGTGCACACGAAATAAGTTCCCGGATATTTGGCTAAGAGCAGTGGCATGTTGATATAGTGGTCGACATCCACCAGTACGGCCGCTTCTTTCATCGGATCAAAGGTGAATTCTTTCATAGGTACCGCTATATCTTTGGCCCAATGATAGGACCTGTCCCCTTTACGCCGCTTCCGCACGTCGGTCAGCGACTGTTGTATGTAATAGGGTACCAAACCGAGGAGGCCCGCCAACAGACCAGCAGTGGCGCTGGCAGTGTTTCTAGCTTGTGC